TTCAATATTGGTTTGCGCCCGTTACCTTTGGCAGTACACAATACCTGCGTTGCACCTGCGGCGGAAATCATATGAACAAGTACAGCATCCGCTTCAACAAGACCCGTGGTCAGCCCGGTCGGGGCAGCATGGATCATGTCTGGCGGGTGTTCGAGAACGGTAAAGAGTACTTGTTCAAGAACTTGGACATCAGCGTTCCGATCAAGAGCGAGAAGGATGCCAACGGCGTGGATTACAACATCTGCTGCCAAGGCTACATGACTATTGACCGGGATACTTCAACCGCCGTCATCACGGCAAAGATTAAGGTTCTTGTAGAGGCTTGAGAATGGAAGAGACGGTTGAAACCAAATTCTTCGTGCATGAAGCAGTTTGCGCCCAACGGTACGAAGCCATCGAGAAGCGGCTTGAGGACGGCAGCAAGCGCATGACGCGCATTGAGCATCTGCTGTACATCACCATTGCTGCGGTCTTCCTTGGCCCTGGCGTGGCGGCGCTGTTCCTGAAGAACTTACTGGGGATATGACATGGCATGGTCAGATGTTCTCAAGGCAGTCATTCCTATCGTCGTGGCTGCGCTTGCTTGGTTACTGGGGCAAGTTGCATCCTTCTCTGAGCGTCTGACCAAGATCGAAGGCGCAATGCCTGCGCTGATTACCAAGGAAGGTGTCCCCACGGATAGCCCGATTAGTGCCGAGCGCAGGGCGCAACAGCGTGAACAGTTGATGCTTCATATTCACGAACTGCAAGTCAAGGTCAGGCTGCTTGAGGAACGCGAAAAGATGGCAAAGGGGAACAAGTGATGTTGGAACTACTCAGCGGCGGCATCTTTGGCTCCCTGCTTGGGGGCATTTTCCGTCTAGCCCCGGAAGTCCTGAAGTTTTTCGACAAGAAGAACGAGCGCAACCATGAACTCCTGATGTTCCAACGCCAGTGTGATCTGGAGCAAATCCGGGGTCAGCAGAAACTCGCCGAGATCGGCGCAGCGCGGGACGCGGCCATCGATGTGGGGGTCATGGATGCGTTTAACGCCGCCATCAATCAGCAGGCCGAGATGGCAAAGGCAGCAGGCGGGTGGGCTGCTTCCCTGTCTGCTTCTGTGCGGCCGGTGGTGACCTACTGGGTGATCCTGCTGTGGTCCTTCGTTCACCTGTGGTTTGCCTGGAACGCATGGCTCCAAGGTGCTGCCCCCCGTGAGGTGTTTGAGACCATGATGACGGCGGACTTCATGGCCTTGGTGTCGGGCACCATCAATTACTGGTTCCTTGACCGTACCCTCAAGCAGCGTGGCCTATGAACCTCGACCTCGCAGCAGAACTCTGCCGCAGGTTTGAGGGGTTTAGGAGTAAACCCTACCTGTGTCCCGCAGGTATCGCCACCATCGGGTACGGATCGACCTATTACGCTGACGGGCGGAAGGTGCAGTTGACTGACCCGCCGATGGAGGAGCCTCAAGCACGAGCCCTGCTGATGGCCGAGTTGCTGCATACCTACGCTCCGGGCGTTATTCGCCAGTGTCCGATACTGCTTACGTTGGCGGTTACTCAAAAAGACTGGCACAAGATCAACGCCATCGTGGACTTCTGCTACAACCTGGGCGTCGGGCGCTTGCAAACCTCGACGTTGCGAAGGAAAATCAACGCCCAAGACTGGGATGCGGCCAAGGAGCAGTTGATGCTCTGGACTAGAGGCGGCGGCAAGGTACTCCCGGGCCTCGTTAAACGCCGCCAAGCCGAATGCGCTTTGATGGACTAGCCCATGCCGCTGAAGAAACTCACGCTCAAGCCCGGTGTAAACAGAGAAAACACCCGCTATACCAACGAAAACGGTTGGTACGAGTGCGACAAGGTGCGCTTCCGCCAGGGTACGCCTGAGAAGATTGGCGGATGGACCCGCATCTCTGCCAATACCTTCCTTGGTGTCTGTCGCTCCCTTTGGAATTGGGTAACCTTGGGCAATCTAAATTTGATTGCGCTTGGTACTAACCTCAAGTTTTACATCGCCCGTGGTGGAGCGTACTTTGACATCACTCCGATCCGCTCGACGGTCACAATCAACAACAACCCCTTTGCGCTGACTGCCTCGACCACAGTCACGGTTACGGATACGGCTCATGGCTGTTTGACGGGCGACTTCGTGACTTTCAGCGGTGCTGTCGATATTGGCGGAGTTGGCACGAACGTGACCGCAGCGGTCCTGAATCAAGAGTTTCAGGTCACCGTGCTTACGGTTGACACCTACACCATCACCATCTCAGTCACACCTAATGCAACCGCCATCGCAGGTTCCCCCGGAGGCGGGGGAGCAGTTGTTGCCGCGTATCAGTTAAACACAGGTTCAGCCGCAGCCATCCCTCTGACTGGGTGGGGAGCCGGTGCATGGAGCGCGGGGGCGTGGGGTGTTGGCGGAACCTCCAACACAGCAATCCAGTTATGGAGCCAGAAGAACTGGGGGGAAGACTTGATCTTCGGTCCCCGTGGTGGCGGTATGTACTACTGGGATGCCACGACAGGCGTCACCACCCGTGGGGTTGATCTCTCTACCGTGTCCGGGGCTAACGGGGTGCCGACCAAGCAGAACCTGATCTTTGTGTCTGACATCAACCGCTTTGTCTTTGCCTTCGGGTGCAACGAGATTGGGTCTTCAACTCTGGACCCTATGTTGATTCGGTGGTCAGATCAAGAAAGCGCGGTGGACTGGACCCCTGCGGCGACCAATCAGGCAGGAAGCCTGCGGTTGTCTGACGGCAGCGAGATCATTTCAGCCATCCAAGCCCGTCAGGAAATCGTGGTGTTCACGGACTCCGCCGTTTACTCCTTGCAATATCTTGGAGCGCCGGATGTTTGGGGCGCTCAGATTCTGGGCAGCAACATCTCCATCGAGGGGCCGAACGCGGTAGCCATCGGCTCGGGCGTGATCTATTGGATGGGTGTGGACAAGTTCTACGCTTACGACGGTCGCGTGCAAACGCTCCCCTGCGATCTGCGCCGGTATGTCTTTGGTGACTTCAACCAAGCCCAGGCGGCTCAGGTCTTTGCCGGAACCAATGAGGGCTTCAATGAGGTCTGGTGGTTCTACTGCTCGGCCAACTCCACGACCGTAGACCGGTACGTTGTTTACAACTACGTCGAGAAAATTTGGTACTACGGCACTTTGGCCCGGACGGCTTGGCTTGACTCCGGTCTGCTCGATTTCCCGATTGCCGCGACTTATCTGGGTAACATCGTGGAGCACGAGAACGGCGTGGACGACAACGCCACTGGGACTCCAACGGCCATCAACGCTTACATCGAGTCTGCCGAGTTTGACATCGAGGATGGGCAGAACTTTGGGTTCATCTGGCGTATGGTGCCGGATGTGACATTTACAGGATCAACGGCAAACAACCCATCGCTGACCATGACGCTCATCCCCATGAAGGGGTCGGGCTCCGGGTTTAACACGCCTCAGTCTCTTGGCGGGTCGAGCAGCGCGGCGGTTACGCGCACGGCCACGGTGCCGATTGAGCAGTTCACCAACATCGTTTACATCCGGGTGCGCGGGCGTCAGTTGATTATGAAGGCCCAGTCTGATGCCCTTGGCGTGGCGTGGCAGTTGGGCTCGCCCCGTATCGACGTTCGCAACGACGGCAGACGCTGACCATGAGTTTCATCATTGAAGATGCGTCTGTACCGCCGCCACCAAACCTACCACTGGCTCCGGGGGACTACGACTCTCGGTATCAGGAGCAGTTCAACAACATTCTGCGCCTGTACTTCAACCGCTTAACGGCCCTGCTTGGACAGATCGTGACTACAGCCTCACCTATCCCAATCTCAATTGGAGGCACCAATACGGATGCCTTTGGGCGGCTGCGGGTCAGTCAGCCCTACACGCTCTTCGACAGCCAGAACCGCTACGCCGCAGACAACCAGTTTGATGTCTCCACGACCGGCACGGGCACGACGACGTTTCTGTCCAACGAAGCGGCAGTCAAGATGGAAGTCACCGGGGCCGGTGTCGGCTCTGTCCTGCGGCAGTCCTATCGCTCTTTCCCGTATCAGCCTGGGAAGGGTCTGTTGGTGCTTGCCACCTTCGTGATGGACAGCAGCCAGAGCCTAAACCTCACGCAGCGGGTGGGGTACTACAACGATCAAAACGGCGTGTTCTTCCAGCGCATCGACGGCACGTTCTCCTTTGTCCTGCGGTCCTACGTCACAGGCTCTGTTTCCAATGTTCGGACGGTCAATCAGTCAGACTGGAACGGCGACAAGTTGGATGGCACCGGGGACTCGGGTTATACCCTAGACCCCACCAAGGCGCAGATTCTGTGGATGGACTTTGAGTGGCTGGGCGTCGGATCAGTCCGGTGCGGCTTCATCATCAATGGTGAGTACATCGTCTGCCACACGTTTAACAACGCCAACGAGATCACCAACGTCTACATGACCACGGCTATCCTGCCGGTGCGCTATGAGATTGTGACCACCACGGCTGCGGTGGCGGCTTCGATGAAGTCCATCTGTTGCTCGGTCGTCTCCGAGGGCGGGTTTGAGCAGACCTCCATTGACCATGTGGCGCGACGCACCACAGTCCTGGGGACCATCGGCACGACCTTCCTGCCGCTTGTCTCCATCCGCCTTGCATCTGGGCGCACGGGTGCGGTGGTGTTGCCCAACCGGGTGCAGGTTCTGCCCACAACCAGTCAAAACTACGAAGTGGCGCTGGTCAAGAACCCCACCCTGACGAGTGCGACTTGGGCTGCTACGGTGCCTTCGGACTCAAATGTGGAGTACGACGTGGCGGCTACGGCCATGACCGGCGGCACGATTGTGCAGACGGACTATGTGACTTCTTCTGGTTCGGGCGGGGTGCAGAACACCAGTCTGCCAAACGATTACAACTTTGACCTCCAACTGGGCGCATCCATCGCCGGGGTCAGTGACATTTACACCGTTGCCATCAGAACCGTATCTGGAGCAACCACGGGCGACGCGGTCGGATCGCTGTCCTTCTACGACTTGACGCAATAAGATCATGGCAGTGACCTACTTTGATGAGCGCGAGCCGACAGAGCAAGAACTGCTAAATATCGTTGGTGGAGGTGCCGCACCCGCCCCTGCCGCAGTTACTCCCGCCACTGCGCCAGACTATTCCGGGCTTCTGACGGGCTACTACCAAGACATCTTGGGCCGCGCCCCGGATCAGGGCGGCTTTGACTACTGGCTAAACGCGCTTCAATCGGGCTTCACGCCGGAGTACGTTAAGCAGCAGTTCCTTTCTTCGCCAGAGTATCTTGCTCGGCAAACTCCCACTCCTGCGCCTACTCCAACATCTGTTGTGGGGACTTCTTATGCTGCGCCCGTTGCGCCGACCCCGGCTCCTGCACCTGTTGTTGCTCCTCCTGCCACAGTCTACGACCAACTTAAACAAGCGGGCTTGAGAGAAGGGCCGGTAGAGCCGTTTGTGCCTACACCTACGCCCGCATCTGCCGCTGCGGCTCCCGCTCCTGCTACCGGTGCGGACCTGAATGCCATTCTTTATGGCACGCAGCCAATAAACACAGCCAACTTTCAAAACTTCAAACCGCCGCCAACATTTACTTCAGGGCCAAAAGGGATTCTGGAAGAGGTTCTTTATTACGATCCAACATTTGGCAAGTCAGCACTGACTGGTAATTACGCTCAAACCGCGTGGGGTCAGTTTGGTCCTGGTTCTGAATCGCGCATCCAAGAAGTGATGCCCGGGAAAACCACAACAACAGGGTTCACGGTCAAGCCAATTTACTCTGACATTACCACCGATGATCAGGGAAACCAATTCACTACCACCTCTGGATACGAAGCATTTAAACGTGAAACCGGACCGCAAGGCCAGCCAATTGAAACCACTGTTAACTATGATCAATCGGGTAATGTAGCAGGTTCGCGGGTTCGATTCTTTACTGGCTCGGACAGCGGGGTCATCATTGATTACGATGCCCAAGGTCAAAAAGTTGGAGAGCGAGGATTTGATTACTCTGAGCAGTGGAAGGGTGATCTGGGCGCGATCATGTCCGTCATTGGGCCTGCGCTTGGTCCTTGGGGCATGTTTATCAACGCCGGGCTCCAAGCAAGCCAGGGTAATTGGTTAGCGGCATTAGCGTCTGCCGCAGGTGGGGGTGCAGGAGTTGCGGGGCCGACCGGAACATTTCTTGGAATAGCGCAACCAACTTTCCAGATGATCTCGTCTGGGGCAAACATTTTCAATGCCATTAAGAATAAAAACTGGGCTGCGGCGTTATCGGCTATTGCTAGTTCTCCGTTTGGTGCCGATTTCATGGGCACTCAGATTGGCGACACAGGATTTACTCTTGCAGACGCATCCAAGGGCGCATCTGCCCTCATGGCGTTGAAAAACAAGCAGTACGGGGAAGCAATCGCTTCACTTGGGCAGTTAACCAACAGCCAAGACACAGTAATTGCGGGGCGCGCGGCGTCACTCATACAGGCGCTTAACTCTAAAAATCCAAACCCACAAGCAATTCTTAATGCCAGTCAGCAGTTCTCTGCTGCCATGTCCGATCCCGGACGGATTAACCGACTGCCTAGCACTGCGCCCGGGGCAACTACGCAAGTAACCGGCGGCGATTTAGGGGATGTTGGGCAATTAAGCATTGACGACATCCTCAATGTCATTCGGAATACGACGCTTCCATCAGTAATCGGCTCTGGTGCTGCCTCGGCAGATGAAATTGCAAACATCGTTGCCAATGCTTCTGGGTTTGGGGCTACCACCCCTGGACTAGCGATTGCGCCCGAGACAGACGATGAACTAGAGCGGTTCTTGGCTACTGGTCTGGAAGGCGCTACTACTCAAGTTGCAGGGCTTCCCCTAGTTGCTATTCCTGCGGCTGTTGCCCGCGTGGCACCCGTAGCGGCTGAAGCATTAATGCCTGCGGCCATGCGTTTTGCCGCAAACAACCCGCAATTTGTAACTGCACTGGCTCAGTCATCTAACCCAATTGCACAGCGATTGTTGGCGGGGTTGGCGGCATCCGGCGTTATTTCGACGTCTGTTCTTGGACCCGCAGCCGGTTTAGTATCGGCTACAGATACTGGGGATGAGGCTCAACGTTTACTCAACCGATACCCAAATCTTGGCAACATTCTCCGATTGCCCGGTTCTATTCCTGGCACAAACGTAACCATCGGCCCTGATCTTCTTCCTGTGGGAGAACTTGATATAGACATAGAGGGGCTTCAGAACATTGTTGCCGGGGCTCTTCCAAAACCGGAAGTGGTGCCTGAAGATCAACCCACACCGGGTACGGCACCGTCTACCCCCACAACTCCTGTGCCGGGTACACCCCTGCCCGGAACTCCTGAGCAACCTACACCGGGCACTGTACCTACTCGGCCTACCATCCCCGTACCCGGCGTGCCACTGCCTAGAACGCCCTCACCTGCTCCTGCTCCTGCTCCGAGTCCCGCTCCCGCGCCCTCACCTGCTCCTGCTCCTGCTCCGAGTCCCGCTCCCGCGCCCTCACCTGCTCCTGCTCCGAGTCCCGCTCCCGCGCCC